CACAGTAATTGTCATAGCAGCTTCTGTAGCAGAAAGTGTTTGACCTGCAGAAATCATCATTGCAGTAAGTGGAGTAGAAGTTGCGTTATCAAGTTCCATCGATTTGCCAAAACCTTTTTGGTTAGCAAGAGCATCAGCAGCTACAGCGATTGTTAATGTAGAAGCGGTACCAGAACCACCAACAGTAAAAGTTACATCTGATACAGACCAAGTTGCAACGTCAGCTACTAAAGCAGCATGGTTAGCATAAGCACCAGCAACAGTAACAGTAGAGATTGCTCCCCCGTTAACTCTTACAGTGAATGTACCAGCTGGAACAGCTGAACTATCAAATGGAGCAGAAGAAGCCTTACTTGGAGCAACTTCAGGAGTTTGAACTGCAGAGTAAGTAATAGTGTTACCACCGATACCGTATTCTAAAGATCTAACAGTTCCATATGCACTAGCTAGAGTTAAAGTAGCTCTAGTTGAAGCGTTTGTTTTATATACGTAAACAGCTTGTGCACCACCAGCAATTGCACCGTCCGAAGCTGGGGCAAATAAGAAGTTCATAGCATCGACTAGCGGTCCGCTACCGTACTTGTTTCTTACGTCTGTTAGTTGGTTAGCTGAATATACGTTTCTTGAAATATCAGATTCTTCAGCCCCTGATCTTCCGCGTGTCGACTCGCCAAAAATAGCGATTAAACCCACAGGTCCTAAAGCAAATCCACCACTTAGGTCAATACTTGTTTTAGAATATGCTCCGGGCTTATAAATGGTCGCCCCATTGAATGATACGTTAATAGCCATAATTCTCTCCTATGATAATACTCTTTTTATTATAACACACCGATACTCTTAAGATCTGCTTCTATTATAGCTTGACACCATAAAGTGCAAGAGCTTTATCGTACTCTTCCATTGCAGCTTCTTTCCCTAATCCTCTAGCTTTAAAGTCCGCCATAATGATTTCTTTATGGTGACACTTAGGGATCTTGTCTTTCTTCTGGTGATACCAAGAATCAAAAGATACCATCTCGTCAGGCATTACCTTAGGAGCAGATTCTTCTCTATTCTTGTTTTCCATTTCTTTAATTTGTTCTTTTAAATTCTTAGCCATATAAACTCCTTATTCGTCGTCTTCTAATGTTATTGTAGTTATATCTACTATTGGCTCTTCTCCATTGGAAGAAGCAGCATCTACATCTAATTCTATAATTGGCTCGATATAATCTTGTCCATCCACATAGTGTTGAACTGTACATCTAAACCTTATCCATCTTGACCAAACATTGTCAGCCATATACTTACTTTCTTTATTATATTCATTAGCTCTGAAAGTATAAAGTTGTAAGCCAAGTCCTCTACCAGTCATCTTTTCTTTATAGAGAATATATACTATCATATAGTACATCCAAAGAACTACGTCTTTAGCTTTATCAGCATGGATCCCAATATCTAGGGAAACGCTAGCTGGTCCTGTTAGTATCTCAGCATCTTCGCCCATACCCCAATAATCACTCATTGAAGCTTTAGATTCATCTTCGGCTTCATCAGCTAAGTGAATACTAATAGCCGGAACTTTAGTCGGGTCAAAAGACCATGCCTGTTGAACAGGTAGTTTAGTCTTATCAAACCAAGCTTGGATCTGATCAATATACTTATCACCGTACGATGCTTGCATTGCAGGAGTATTGTATTGAGCAAACACCTCTCTAAAAGCGGCCGGATTATTTCTTAGGTTTGCTAGACCTATTTGAATTAGTCGTTGCAGTGCAACTTCTGTTAATACCATTGCCATTAGAATTGTCCTTCATATTTACTGATAATCTGCAGAATGATATTGTCTATCGAATCATGCAAGTTAGCATTTATGTTTTGTAACTCTCTAGTCATATCAGCTTCTCTTCCAGGGTGAACCCATTGTGTAGATGGATCTTGCTTACTTGAGGCTGTTCTAAAATCCACTGTTTGACTATTTGTTCCAGTTGGATATTTTTCTACTTTTTGTCTACTTTTAGAAATAGCTTGCATAGCTGATAATGTGTCCATACCTCTCATAGCATCTGGACTACTTGAATCTCTATTTTGGTTCGTTCTATCTACTTTGCTTGCAATTCTAGCTCTCTCTATTTCTCCTAAAGCGGCTTCAGTTGTTACTGCAGTTCTAGATGGCATTGAGCCTTTTCTTTTAACTGGGATAACCTTATATAGAGAACCGTCTTTAGCGATTTTAGCATTTTGTAACATTTTAGGAAGCATTGGGAACGGTGCTTCAGTAAAGTTTGTTTTCCCTGAGTCAGTTGAAACACTAAACGTTCCACCATCTCTTGTTGACCTAACTTCTTGAATGAACTCGGCACTCTTACCTGACTGAACTGCTTCACTCATTGCTTGAGCTAATAGATCAGAAGTCAAATCACTTATTTCTCTAGCAACATCATCACAGATACTATCTATAACTTCGTTAGAAAGATTTTTGAACTTAAGCGATTGTCTAAGTCTATTTATCTCATTGTTAGCATCAATCATTAGCTTCTCCTAACGATATTTGCTTTCATATCTTGTAGGAAATTAGACTTCTCCATATCTGTCCACTCTTTGTTAAAAGTGATCTTAATCTTTCCACTTGGGTCGATCTCGATTGAAGGTCTAGGTAAATACATATACTGAGAATCGTAAACCTTATCTGGGTTTACTGGTCTACTTTGGTAGCCTTCTACAGTTTCTGGCTTCTTAGTTAGTTCGTCGACTTTTGTCGATAGTTCTCTAAGTTTAGCTTCTAAAGTTTCTATTTCATTTCCAGCATCTTGTGATAACTTATTGTGTTGAGCTACTACATGATGAGTTGTTGCTTCTAGTTTATCGAACAGCTTCATGATCTTCTCTTCAATTTGCTGAAGATCTACTGCGTTACCTTGTCTAATCTCTTCTCTGATATTTTCCATCTCAGTGTAGATGTTAGCTAGGTTATGTTTCTTATAGTTATCTGTTAAAGCATCTAGTCCACCGTGAATAGCATCATCAGATAAGTTTGCTTCATCTAAGATATCAAACATGTGTTCATCTTCATCTGAGTACCACTCGAATACAGACATAATATCTGCACAGAGTTGAGGAAGTGATTTGTTTGTGAATTGGTGAATGACCTTATGTCCGTCGCTAATTCTTCCTGAGTATACGTCACTTAAATGTTTTCTAATAGAGATAGTGTGATTATCTAAATGAACCTCTTTGAAGTCCTCATCTCCCATATCACTTACTTCACCCTTTAACCATCTGAAACATCCGTTCCCAACTAGTTTAAGAGCATCACCATGACTAACATCAAATACTACGTCGCTTCTAGCTCCGCCTCTCATAATGTTCTTCTCTAGTTTCTCAACTGCCATCATGTCTGTAAGTTTATTACTTTTCTTAAGTGAAGACATAACATAGTCTTCAACGCCCTTACGAGAACAATCTCTCATATCCCAATCAAGGACATTATGTACATCTACAAATTGTAAGTTTTTTAGTTCAGCTGAATCTTTAGGTGTACCTGAATATGAACTAGCTACGAAAGTCTTACTGTCATTGCCATTCATTTTAAAGTGGCCAATTTCAGTCATTTCACCAGCTACGATGCCAGCTTCTTCTCTTAGTTCTCTATGTGCTGCTTCATCAAAGTCTTCGCCTGATTCAACATGTCCACCAGGAGTTTGCCATTTGCCATCGTCGCCTTGTCCAACTAAGATCTTACCTTCGTCATTAACAACAATAACTCCAGCACCTTTACCAGCATAGAACTCTTCAAAAGCTTTTTTAAGTTTCTTCTTCTTTTTCTTTTTAGAATCTTCTTTCCCACCTTTTTCGTGAGCATTCCAGTTTCCACCGCGATCGTTGTTCTTACTTTCTGCAGCTTCTTTATCTGGCTTAGTATACTTTTCAGCAATACTCTTAGGAGGTTGTCTACCATTTTTGGGACCACCATGAGCAATCGCCATCATCATTCTATATTGTCGTTTGCTTACACTAGCTGGCATTAGAACTCCCACTATATCTATTGCCTTTAGATTTGTTCTCTTCTGCCCATAAAGGTTGAAGATTATCTAAAGACCAACATTTTTTAAAATCTTCATCATTAAAAGATGAATAATTGAACCAAGATTCTGGAATAATATGATCTATTTCCCAACACTTAACTCCAATCTTTCTACCATAATTATCCCAAGTCATTCCAATTTTAAATTTACTTTCTAGACTTTTTATTAAATCTTCACTAGTATATCCAACAATATCAAATATATGAATATTATTTTTATTTATACAATGTCTTAGTCTTCTGCTCATATTATTTTTAACTTGTCTCTTTTTAGATCCAAAATGCTCACCTCTATTGTGAGCTGGTTTTCCAGTTTTAATACCTTTTTTAGGTGAAGGTTTACCAATTTTATTTTTATAACTAGAACAAGATTTACAATCTTTGTTTAAATTTTCTTTTCTAACAAAACCTTTACCTTTAAAACAAGTTACACAATTATCAAGGTAACATACTCTTCCGTTTATAGATTTTGTAATAACTTCCATATTCCCTTATTATATCTTAATTTGGTGGTTAATTACTTCTCTCCACCTGATTTAAATAAAAAGTCTCTCTTTACAAGAACTTGCTGTGGTAAACGCTTAGCTGTCTTTACACCATTTATCAATTCTTGAGTAACTCTTAATTCATGCAGTGATTGGAGAACATTATACACGGGATTAGCGTTGTATGTTATTGACAATACTTCGCCTATCTCTTCTACTTGATTATACGGAGGTTCCTCTCCCGCTATCCAACTTATACTACCGTCTACTATTGTAAAATCAGTACCTTGAGCATAAACAGTCTTTACACCATTGCTGATACCAGTAATATTTACTATATTAGCAATTGGATATCTTAAACTAGTAACATCAGATCCATCATATTCCTTAAGATCACTTAACCTTACTTGAAAGTCAGGACAAACTAGTTGATCAAACACATTGAAGTCAGCCTGAACACCGTCTGGATATTCAGTTGGAAATGTAATAACAGCAGTTCCTACTTCCCAAACACCTTGGATCTCAAATAGCTTCTCAAGTGTGTTTCCAGCGTGAACTCCCCAGATCTCTTTCTCTTCAATATATAAGATTTGAGACTGATCACAGAACGGACATTCTGGATCATGGTTGTTATCTAATAGTGAAACCATATTAGGACATGGAGTAGCAATTCTATGGATGAAGCGAATACCACGATTTTGAAGAAGCTGATCAAAAGCAGCACCTTGGATGCTTGGATCTGGCAATATCAATGGCATCATCGACTGAAAGCTTCCAGGCGAATTAGGGTATTGTTGACTTGGTTTATTTACGGCCATTTGAACTCCTTACTCACCTATTTTACCAGAGAATCAGCCCTCGTAAATATTTGATTTCGTATAATATAATAATATGAAAGGATATTTCAAAACAGAAGAAGCATTATTACAAGCTATTATAGATATAGATGGCGATTGTATTAAAACTGATTGGTGTATAATGTGTCCTTTTGCTGATAAGTGCATTGGTAGAGCAATAACTGAAGCAAGATTGCTTCCAAAAGACGATAGAGCGAGACTAGCGTATGAAAAGTTGTTCGATAAACTTATGGAGAAAGAACTTGAAGACAGATAATAAAGGTTTTTTGAGGACTCATGCTGATAAAGCAGTTCTTGATACAGTTACTATGAATTTATATATGACATTCGTCAGAATCTTGGGTGATAAACTCGCAAAACGCCTAATCGGCTAATCCAAATTTACTTCTAATGATTTTTTCTTCTCTAGGACTTAATGCTTTAAGAGAGGAGCGAAGCTTATTAGCAAAATCCAAGGCGTCCACTTTATCATTATTGCAAGTGCTAGTAGTATCAGTAAGTAAATCACCCAGCCTACTATCTTCATTGTCTGCATTCACCTTAGTTTCGATCGATATTGGTATTTTTGCTGCCGCTATGGCTTCTTTAACTTTTTCTGCTGGCATCTTCATCTGTTTAATAAGCTCTTTCAAGTCTGGTTCTCTTCCATGCTCATTAATAAATGCCTTAATCTCACTGTACATCTTATTAACTGTTTCCACCATGTGGACAGGAAGTCTAATTGTTCTTCCCGTATCTGCTATTGCTCTGGTGATCCCTTGTCTTATCCACCATGTCGCGTATGTACTAAATTTATGTCCTCTCTTATATTCAAACTTCTCTGCTGCTTTCATCAAACCCATATTACCTTCCTGAATTAAGTCCAGGAGATCTAGGTTTGCATTAGTATACTTCTTGGCGATACTAACAACCAAACGTAAGTTGGCGTTGATGAGTTTCTCTCTAGCATCCATATCGCCAGCTTCAACCAACTTCGCTAATCGCAACTCATCCTCACGCGTCAGCATCGGAATGCTGCCCATCTGTTTTAAGTAAGTTTTTAATAGTGAGTTATCTTCCATTATCTAGTTATACTCTTCTTGTATAATATAAATATATAAAAGCGCGCTCGCGCTGAAGGGCCCCCTAGCCATGCGAGCGTAAACAAAAGAAGCGTAAATGGAAGCTCACCTACAGTTCACAACCTTCAGACAACGCAAATCGATTGTGGTTGGTCGACTGTTTAAAACTCTCAAACGCTTTGGTCTTATGTCCGACATGGAAAATCTCACAGATCCACTGTACGCTTACCGAATTTGGATGTTCGCCGATAAATATGGGTTAAAAAAGTATGATGATGAATAAACTCCCTGAGGCCCACGACTACGCATACGGTGTTGCCTTCGCTGAACTCAACCAAGCCTGCTCCGCTATGCGAGCGTTGCTCGTTACACTCAAACGCTTCAAGATCCTTAAAGCCGACGAGGTCCAACCCTTATTCAAAGCACTACGACAAAAGTATTTCTTCGCTCATATGAATCGGCATAAATGGGGCGAGACGCCCTTGTACCTGCCGTCTAAAAAGAGCGGGGTCTAACATGTACGGAAGCCCATGGCATTGGATGCATAAATCAAAGCAAACTGAGTCGGCGTTGGCGCTGTTTAAAACGTTGGTGCGCTTCAGGATAGTTGAGAATATAGTACATCCGGGTGAATGGGCTATCTGGTATGGTAATGTTAAGCGGTTTTCCCATAAGTATGAGGGACGAGATGGATAGAGTGATGACCATGGACGAGGTGAGACTGCTGGAGAACTTGTTGAGGACTTGTGATAGGTTTGGGTTGATGCCGAAGTACTTATTGATGATTGAGTGGTGGACGAAGAACATTGGGCACTGGAGTTATATAGATACGAACAAGCGTGAGTTGGGAGTTACTATTATGATGGAAGGGAAGATGTTTAAGATAAGGATAGTGGAGGACGAAAATGGCTATTAATAAGTTGTTTTGTGGAGCCACTATTTATAAGCCAGGTAATTGGGGTGGTGGACCGCGTGTTTGGAGTTTGAACGATGAGGAAAGAAGTGTTCATGGGTTGTTTAAGACATTAGAGAGATTTGGGATAGTGAAGAGAGTCGTAATGATTAAGTACGATGTGAACATATTGTTCTGTGTGGACGAAGAGTCCGTCAATGAAAGCCATGAGGAATTTATGGCTCGTTTTAAGAAATAAAATATTATATAAAAATAGAAAGTGTAAGTGGTTAACTCTATTAGGGGATTTAGGCCATGGGCCCCTTTTTATAGAAAACTGTGAAATCAGAGTTCACAGGGTACCTGTACCGAACCGACTCGAAGGGACCCTATGAAATCAAGTGGTTAGCGGGTCCTGCTCTAGAAACCGACACCGAATTTGAACCGACCCGATAAGACTGCATGATAACAACGACTTAAACAAACTGTTAACCGACTCGAATGTTTGTTAACAAAAACAAAGGAGTTACCATGAATCAACGTCAAGCAACTGTCAACACTATCCTATCTGTATTGAATGACCGTGGTGTTGAGTATGAACTGAATGGTCCTATCTCTATGGCTGAAACACTGAACGCTGATGACAAGACTAAGATTCGTTCTATCATGTTCACTCTGTTCCGTGCTGGTAAGGTTGACTATCGCGCTGACTTTCAAGCAAAGGTCGATGATGACAAAGAACTTAGCAAGTATATTAGCGGTCTTGTGAACAACTGGATTCGTAAGGCGCCTGAGTTCAACAGTGATACGACTTACAAAGCTAAGAACCCTGGAAGCAGAACTGGAAGCGGCGATGAGCAGATCAAGGCAATGAAAAGCCTACTAGCGATCACGACAGATCCTGAAGCGAAAGAAGCAATTGAAGCAGCGATCGCAGACAGACAAGAAGCGTTGAAGCCAAGCGTAACTATAAACATCGATGCACTGCCAGAATCGCTTAGACACTTAGTGAAGTAATAAGACAATCGGCAGGGCGAAAGCCCTGCCCTATTAATTGACACTGCTACGCCTAGGGGCTAGCAACAGACCCGATATATTAACAACAACTAAACAGTTGTATATACAAAGTCGCGCCGCTAATATAGCAACTGCGACAAGTTTTACTTGTAGATCATGCTTGGAGTCGGCAAATGTGAGACTATCCGGAGTGGTTCTGACAGTTTCTCCTAAAATGACCATAAAACTGTCACATTACTAGGAGGATTCTATGATGCTAAGACTTAGACAACTCGCTGACAGAATCGAATATCTCTTAGAACAACACTTATTCTAACAATGGGGTAGATACGGTTGCAGCGGTGAACTTATATAAGTCGACGCCGACGAGGGTTCAACTCCCTCCTACTCCACCACTTATACTTGGGAGGAACTATGGATATCATTACACTTACATTCGGAGTTCCATTCTTAATCGGCTTATTCCTTGGGTTCTGCTTCAAGGGGTTCTTGAACAGATATGAGAAGAGAAGAGCATTAGATAAGCATATGGATGAGTTACATAGGAGTTCACATGAAGAGTCTAAGTTTAGTTAAATTGTTGAGAGCTGTTGGGCAAGATGCACACCATGAATCTCACTCTTACGAAGTTAAAGTCCACGCTATGAATGGTAAGGCAAGAACAGAAGTTATTAAGGAGAACGACAAGAACCGAGACTACAATAAGGCACTTAAGATGACAGGTGAGTACCAACATGCAGTGAGATACATCAACACATACAAGTGGGAACTTATCTCTGAAGAGACTTACAATAAACTTAAAGCTACATGGGAGACAGAAGATGAGTAAACTACTAGCTATAACTTGGATCGTACTGATGTGTCATGTATGTGTGATAGGTCTAGTACAGAAGAAATCAATCGCATTAAGATCTAATATTAATACATATCTAGCAAACAACAGCTCAATAAGGTAGTGTGCATGCGGTCCCGCCTAGGGACTGACACTGCTACGCACGGAGCTCTAACAGAGGTTGGAGCGAACTCCAACCGACCCGATATATAACTAACAACGAGGTGAGTATGCTTTGGTGGATAGTAGTTATAGCAATTATATTGTTCTTAGTATTACCTATGCAGTGGAGACCATGAGAGTCGGCTACATCAGTTGGCATCTGCCTATACTGTTGTGACACTGCTACGCCTAGAGCTAGTAGCCCAAGTCTGTTAGTGGACTACAACAGACTCGATATATTATGTTGTATTGGTCTGTTTCGTACGGTTAATCGAGCTGTTCACTCTGTTGGTCTACTGTTTTACAAGCAGACGTAGCCGTTCTAGCAGATAAGAAACAGATAAGTTAATCTTGTGGAGTTAAGTTGTGAGTCGGCTCGCGGCTACACCTACCCCTCTCGTCCTCTTCTTTAATGTACTATCAATAGCTTTACTTCACTTTCTTAATCAGTGAAAATGGTATAACAAGTAGAGTAATAGTAATGAATAGGTATTAAGTATGACACCTATCTAAGTAGATAAGAGGTGATTGAGGTGATTAAGATTTGTAGTGTTTGTAGTGCTGAATTTAATAGTAATAGTGCCCATAGATATACATGTAGTAATAAGTGTTATAAGAAGCATTGGGCAGATAAGAAACAAACCCCTGAGATGAAAGAGCATAGAGAACAGTGGAAACTTAATAGTGGTAGGTATTCTAACTTAAAGAAAAGAGTTAAAGAGAAAGGGTTTACTTATGTTATGGCAGAAGATGTTTATATGGAGATAGTAAAGAGAGATTGTTTCTATTGTGGGAAGAAGCATTGGGGAGTTGAAAAAGGAGTTGGACTGGATAGGATAGACAATGATGAGGAATACTTGGAGAGTAATGTAGTTAGCTGTTGTAAAGTGTGTAATAGGAGTAGAGGAACTGAGTATACTAGTGATGAATTTAAGGCATTAGTGAGTAGTGAGAAGTATATAAGGGCATTAGAGATTATAAACAGCAGACAGAAGACTAAGAGGACATTAGAGGAGTTCGCTGATGCAGTGATAGCGAAAGGGAGTACGAATACTCCCGAAAGCTAACTGAACCAACTCCATATACACTTAATTGCATGAATATATGGAGTTACTTTTATTATCCATTTGCATAATTTCTTTATAAATTTCATATTATTTCCTCGTGGCGAAATTGCCTCTGATTCTTCTTATTAAAGCCGTTCTTACTATTAAGTATTAAAATAAGATTACCTTCTAATCTAAAGTGTTAAAATACACTCAAAACAGAATCGAATAGTTGATGTAACAAACAAAGAGGTATAACATGCGAATATTATTAGTGTTAATGGTTTTAATTAGTTGTAGTAAAAAAGTTGAGACATATACTCTATATAGAAACTCAATTGTTATTGATAATGCAAGAATTCATATGGCAACTTTTGATTCTAACGATGAAGCGCCATATAATCAAGAAAACTGTGAATTAGCAAGAACATTATTTCAATCACAACCGCAGGTTGTTACTCATTTTTGGTGCGAAAAAGGGCATTATCAAAAGTGATTTAACCGTCTCGATAGATAGTTATAAGAAATGTGATTGTGGAGGTAATATGACTAAAGAAGAAACGCTTAAACATATAGCAGAAGCATTAGAACACACTGGTTATATTAGTGAAGCCGATAAGAAATATAGAGAAGGTTTTAAGGCTAGCAATAGCGATATTCCATTATTGGAGTATGGAGACTTCGGTGGTAATTGTAGACAACTTGGAGTCTATAACTATAGAGGCTTTGATGTAGTGATCACTGATGAGAATGGTGGAGAGCCCAGATATGGATACGAGTTTACACTAGGTATTTACCATAAAGGTGAGTGTGAAACTCCATACTTATTCAACTTAGTTTTCTTTAATTTTACGCGCGCTGTTAAACAAGTAAATCTACATATAGATTGGGTTGAGGAGCAGGAGTTAAAGTTGTCATCTAAGATGAGTGAGATAGAGGCGAATGACTTCATGGGCTTTATATCTGAAGGCCAAGAGGCTTTTATGGCTGGTAAGAAAGAGTGTACATGTGGTGCTAAGCATACGAGTAATCCTAGTTATCACATGGATTGGTGTGATAAGGAGTAATTATGGAAGCGAATGTTAAGTTGTTACAGATTATTGCTGATAATGGAGTTCTTATTAAGGACACGAAGGATGTAACAGACCTGAATGCTTATGAGAAGTACCGCATCGCTTTAGGTCAGATATTAGGTATGTTCTCACCAAGGACTTGTGAGAATAGCATCTTTGTTAATTACTTTGGATTGAATGCCACATCAACAGCAAGCATCGATTATGTGCTCTCACATGAGTTTGGGCATGTAATTAGTCATAGAGAGAAAGAGAATCATTGGGCTAAATTCTTAGAGTTTGAGGCAGGATATCAGGACATGAACTTAGCTGAGAAGCTAAATACTAAAGCTGAGATGAATGATCTTCTCCTTAAAGAGGAGTTTGTTGCTGATTCATTTGGTATCAGACTTATGGAGAAGTTAGAGATAGATGTTCCAGCAATGGCAAGACAGAGACAGTGGAATATGGCAATGAGAATGAGACCTGAATTCTTTGATGATGCAGGTCGTATTGTAGATAAACTAACTAATCTTGTAATCAAGTAGGAGAGTTATATGGATGCATCTATGGTCTTATGTATGATTTGGGGTGGGGTTTGTGGTTTTGTATCTGGTAAAAATAAGTGGGGATTTGGGAAAATGGCATTGGTATGTCTTGGTGGATCATTAGTTATCTCTCTATTCTGCAGATTTATTGGAGTATAGATGGAAGACTTATTACCACTATTAACTCCATTAATATTAGATGAACCACATGATTATGTTCACATAGAACATCGTGGTTTTGATATGATCGAGGTTAAGTGGTATCTACACTTTAAATATATGGTTGCGATTAGCGATAGAAGTGAGCAACTTAATAGACTTTATCTTTAAGAACCACACATACTTGGGTAAGGCGAATGGACTAGAGATGAGTAAGGTGACGTTTGATGAGTTTGTAGGTCTGCCTGAGTTTAAGGTGTGGAAGGAGTCAGAGTGTACTTGTGGAGCTAAGCATACTAGTAATCCTGAGTTTCACATGAGTTGGTGTGATAAGAAGTAGGAGTTTATGGAAGTAATTGAGCGACTATATACTGACAAGATAAGAGTTTGGGATGTTTACTCAAAAGATAAGCATATAGGTGTTATTAAGTTCAACACAGAGAGTGAGAATATGAGTTATAAAATGAGACCAGATTGGTGGGGACAGAAGCAATCTGTAGTACCAGCTATGGATATGGTTAAAAGTAGATTAGCAGATGAAGTGTTATTACAGGAGTAAGCTCTAACAGACCCGATATATTTACATAATAACAACGAGGTGTATATGGACTTCGCAATAAAGCTTTCACTTATACTAACTGAGACTAATAATGAGAAAGGTAGAGTGTTAAGTGATGCACTAAGAGATGAAATTATTGAGCATCATGTTGAGCAAGACATGGATAGTATGGATAGAGATTGCTTCAGAGACTTATTGAGATATGGGTTTACTGGATACAATGAATCAAGCGATATGGAGTTGATTGATCAGCTTATGAACTATCATGTTGACGAAGACTTAACAGACTTAGAATCTAAAGTTAAAGGTGAATGTGAACTATATGTTGCTAATGCTATTGAAAACGCTATCGGACTTAAATAGGGGTATTTATGAAGATAGAGTTATATGAGATCAAGGACTTACCAGAGTTAGACTATGGGGGGTGGGAAACAGTCGACTTCGATAAGATGGAGCATTACTTCGATGATGGAGTAAATCCTAAGTGCACAAGAGCACTTCAAAGAAGAAGTGAACATGATTGGGTGTTTGAGAATGACTGGGGACAGTGGGAGAACTTTGATATGGGGTGTGGGGAAACTGAGGTATTAGAAGAGTATTATCAAGCGTGGATTAGCTTAAAGGAGTAAGTATGGATGATAATCAACTTGAAATTTATGAGTCCGCTATTGATGCTATGAAACAAATACTCAAACAATTTGCAGACAGAGAAGGTGTAACTCATGATGCTGAAAGTATAGCAGATATGTTTGTTGAACTTCATGGTGGAGATAAAGTGGATTGGTTTAAGGAGTAAGTATGTGGACATGTAAGAGTAGTTATCAACTTACTCAGACTTATTCTATCTATAAAGTTAA